CAAATGGTAACATCTTTATCACCACTTGCTTTTTTAAATAAATCTAAGATTGTTGGCATTGATAGTATATTCTATTTACTATAAATATCCTTTAAGAAAATTTATTGAATCAGTTATCAACCATATGTAGTTTTGGTAGAAGTTGCTCCCGTCATACCAGTTGTATTGTCTTGGTATTTAGTAGCTGCATTTGCTAATATCTTTCCATCAATTTTAACCGTAGTACCACCTTCATATTGTGCTCTAGTCAATGCTTCAATTTTACGAGTTAATTCTTTCATTGCTAAAGTGTTGGTATTTAAAACTTTTAGTTGTTCTAATGAAGCGGCTGTGTTATTCATAGTTTTAGTAGTTCTATCAACTACTCTTTCTAAATTACCACTCATATAAGTCAACTTATCTTGCATCCATTTTTCAGATGCTTTAGCTGCAGAAACTACGGATGCTCCACCTGTTGCGGTAACTGCGTTTGTAGCCGCTACTGCTGTTGGAGTAGATACAGCTGCTGCTTTCGCAGGAGTTCCTGCTTTTGCAGGAGTTGCTGCTTTTGAATCAAATGCTCCCATATCTTTAGCAGCTAATGCAGTATCGATTCCAACAGATGCAGCTGTGCCAATTCCTGGAATAGTACCAGCTGCACCGGAAGCTAATTCCATAGCCGCTCCACTGTAATCACCTTTCATCAATCTTGATAATCCAAACCCAACACCTGCTAATAATCCAACTACTGGTATTTTTTTCAATAATGATTTACCTATCGCTTTAGCTCCAACTTTTGCTACACCCTTTACACCAGTTGTTGCTGCAGTTTTTCCTGCTGTTTTTGCTACCGATTTTCCACCTACTTCCAATGCATCATCAACTAACCCAGTAGCGCTAGGAGTTTTATTTGCCTTAAATCTCATATCAGGTTTACCACTCTTTGTAAGTGGACCGGATGGCTGTGGAACTTTTGGACCTTTATTAGAAAATGGATTAAGATTTGGCATTTTACCTTTAAATAGAGCTTGTGCTCCCATAGCAACTGTAAGTGCTACAACCCCACCCAATAACGCATATAATGCGGTTTTTAATCCTATTTCAGCATCTCTTTTTGCTTCTTCTACAAGTATTTTTTTATTTAGGGCTTGTACTTCTGCTGAGTTATTTACTGCAAGGTCTTTTTTCCCTTGCATAGTAATATTAAATGCAGCTTCTGCTACTGAAATATTTGCATTGGATATATTTTGTGATAATTCGGCATTTTGTTTTGTATTTAAAAATGATTGATTACCAGCTTTTGCATTTCCTTCTCCTAAATTAACACTTTTGCCTGTATTTTTATTTATTTTAGATAATGTAGTTAAATCCATCCCAGTGGCTTGTTGCAACATTTGTTGTTGGAACATATCCATCTTAGCAGGGTCTAATCCTTGTGCTTGTAATGATTTTAATGCACCTTCGGTATCTCCGCTTGCAAATTTAGCTCTTACTTCTGAAAGGTCAACATTCTTACCTAACATTGCGGATAATTGCATTTCTGATTTGATACTATCTTTATAGTTCAATACCATACTCTGTCCAGCTTTTGCTATATCTTGAAAACTTACACCCATTGAACGAGCAAAAGTTACTTGTCTTGCTAATGCTGAACCTGATTTGATTTGGTAACCAAGCATATCTTTAGATGTTTCAGCCATTTCAGCCATCAACCCACCCAAATTAATACCGGCTTTATCAGCCATAGCTCTCATACCCTCTTGCATATTAAGAGCAGTATCAGCAGTATGGCCATCCATTCTCATAAGCATCTCATTCAGAGTAGCCGCTCCTTCTGCTGATTGGTCTGTTCTAGCTGCAAGTACAGCCATATCAGCTGCTACTTTAGATGATGGCATTTTACCAGTAGCATCACTTGCAGCTTTCATTTGTGATGCTATTTGTTCTGCACCAATACCGGCTAATTGTAATTGACCAGCACCATATCCAACTGAACCCAATCCTTTACCAAACAATGCAGTTTTTGAGGCAGTTTTAAATGCAACTGCCATTCTTTGCATTTCGAATGCAAATCTTCCGGCTGCTTCTTCTCCAGCAAACGCTCCTTCAATATCATTTTTTAATAATGATAATTGTGTTCTTAATGGGATTAATATTGCTTCGGATTCAGCTATATCCTTAATTTTATCACCTACAAATCCTAAATTATAAGCAAGTGCCCCTAAAGCGGCACCTAATGCAAATATAGATAAACTTAATCCTTTACCACCCTCAGCTGCACTTTTAATTACATTAGATAATTCAGAAACACCAGGAACACCTGATGATGAAAGTTGGTCTAAGCCTGTATTTAAAGCTGTTAATGTTTTTTCACTTTTTTGAGCTGCTTTATAGAATGATTCCATTTCATTCTTTGATGCAAGCATCATTTTATATAAATCTTTACCAGCTTCAGTAGATTGGTCAATTTTAGATATTACTTCATCAAAATTTTCATAGGAATCTTTTATCAACTGATTATACTCAGATTGAGTCATTTTTTGTTGCATCATTTTTTTGCCTGCAACAGTTATATTGTTGTTTAAATTTTTATATGCATCAGTTGCACCTATTACTTGTTTTTTTAGATTTTGTTGGTCATCTCCCAATTCTGCAACTATTTGACCCACACTATTTAATGTAGTAGCAACAGAATCAACATGGCTATTCATAGCTTCGAATAATTTATTATCCTTACCTATTTGAACCCCTAAACTTCGTAATGATGATGCGAATTCATCTGCATCAGTAATGGAATCTTTTAATAACTTCTTTCTTTTATTTTCAGTTTCGTATAATTTAGAAAGTAATTTTTGTTCAGTCTTTAAAGCCTTTTCTTTATCTTCTTGTAACTTTAAATCTTGTTTAAGAAATTCTATTTCTTTTTTAGCTGTATCATTTAAGTATGTACCTGCTTTTTGTAAACTTTCATAATGTTCTAATTTTCTTTTGGCACTTCTTGCTATTTCCGCATCAGCTGCAATTTCATCCTTTTTTAATTGGACAATCTTTTCTTGTGCAGAGATTTCTGCTGATTTACCAGATTTTGAAACAGAACTATTGGTTTTAGCCATTATAAGTTAGATTTATGAATTAAACATTCTTTAATCCATATTTTTTAATCATGCTATCCACTTTTGAAGTGTCCAATCCGTATTTCTTCAAAGTTTGTTGTTGTAATCTCATATTAGCAGATAACTTATCATCGTAATCTTTCCAAACATCGGCTAAGTTCGGGTCAGCTTTTCTCAATCTTTGTAGCCATTCGGATTCGTTCCCATCGGCTTTAGCTTGGAAAAAACTTTTAAAAAAATCCATTAAACCGGCTTCTTTTACTAATATTCTTTTAGACATGCTTTTTTATATTATAATACTATTATAAATATCATCTTCTTCTAGTTTTAGAAGAATTATTTGCTTTTGATTTTGAAGCCTCAATAGTTTCGTTTTCTTCTTCTTTTGCTTTAAGTAGTTCTCTCCAATAAAAATCTCTTAATTTAATAGGCATAAAGTATACATCATGCCAATTGAATCCACCATTGGCAAAATATATCATTTGAAAAATCTTCTGATGTAGTACTACAGAGTAATTAATCGGCAGGATAAAAAAAGTCAACCCCAAATGGGATTCGGAGAGCCTCCTTCTCACCGGTCAATGGAGATTCATATTCAAATGTTAAATCCAAATCTGGCGTAATAGAACCCATATGCTTTCTTAATGCCTTGGAATCACCTGCTAATAATCTATTTGATACAAAGTTACTGATATAACCTAAATCTCTATTTCCGTCAACTTCAATTATAATTCTTCTATATCTTGCAGTAATTTCATTACCTTGCTTTAATGTTTTTTCAGATGCTTCAATATCTTTATTGATTAGCATCTCATCATTATGGTTAAGTAATTTAAATTTGATTGGAGTTTTTGAAACAGGCAAAGTAAATGCATATTCATTTTGTCTATTTAAAATACTCTCATCTATTTCTTTTATTTTTATTTTAGATAAGTCAACATTAACATCAATCGGGTCACCACTTTCTGGGTCTGTTATTGTTACACCATATTCAGGTCCAAATGCTAATATTCTAGATGATATTAAAATAGCATTTTTATCACCAATTAATAAATCTCCAATGGTTACACCATGTTCAACCACAACTGATTCTAATAGTTTATCTAAGTGAATACCTTTTTTGATTAAATTTGATGAAGTTAAGATATCTTCTTCTTTTGCAGTCATCAATTTGATTGTAATTTCTCCTTTTGATAACGGAGAATGTTCAGGGTAGCATAAACCTTTTGATGGTAAACTGATAACCTCTGTTGGGAATGGGTATGATTTTGGTGCTATTTGATGACCCAATCCTCTTGTAACTTGTTGTTCTAATTTTTCTTCCATAATAACTTAATGTTTGTATATAAATATATATAAATAAAAAAAGGAGAACATTTCTGTCCTCCTTTCTACTAAACACTACGAAAATTTATATTTTAATAATTAGTTTTCCAAGAATAAATACCTCTTAAATCTAATGCCAGAGTTGCCTCACTATATCGAGTTTCACTCACCAATCCATGCCAAGCCCAATAATCCCAATTGGTTTTGTGTGGGTCATTATGCCCGTTGAACTCTGCCATCGCAATTAAGAAATCAACATACTCAACCACATTCATCGCAACAATTTCTTCGTTTTCCATATCTTTATCGTTTTATTACATAGTAAATATACTATATTTCACTCTAAAAGTCAAGCTTTTTATGGATTATTTTTAAAATTTGGAATCATTCTAAATAAGACACAAAAAAGGGATGTATTTCTACACCCCCTTCTTAATTATTTTAAAGTTTACCTATTAGAGATTAGTACTCAAGGATTGCGTAATCATAAGTTAGAGTTAAAGATATTGAAAGTGGGTCATTTGAAGCCCAATCCAATTCACCAAAGTTTGCTGAAGAAATGAATGCTCCTTTAAGAGTCCATTGTTCAACTTTATCACCTACTGGTCCTAATAGATAGAATGTAATGTCTTTCTTATAGAAAGCTGCATATCCATCTCTACCTGTGATAGATTCGTGTGATTGTCTTACCCACTCCATCACTTGCTGAGCGCCTGATGGAACGATTGGGTCATAAAGAGTGATTTCAACATCATCCCAATTGGATTTTCCTTTAATCTTTCTCTTTACATTTATATGGTCTAACTCAACTATCTCTGAAGTGAAAGTTGGTCTTGCTGCGGTTTTAATTATATATGATTCTATACCATCGATTTCCATAATAAATCGGTTACCCAACTTTGGTTCGAAGTTCGTATAAAACATTTTGTCAAACTCTAATACTTCTGGCATCTTTTTGTCTATTTAATTGTTTCTATTATAAATATCTAATTTCTAAATTATCCGTTAAAAGCTGCTCCAGTTGGTAAGATGTTGAAGTCAATTTGAATGAATTCAGCTGTCTTAGTTGGTTGTAAGAAGATAGAACCTTTCATAATGTTTCTATCAATTACATCAGGAGTGTTATTAGTATCATCCATTACAACACGGAATGCGTACAAACCTTGTCTTTGTTGGATTGATTCTAAATAAGGGTTAACGATGTTTAAGAATCTATTTCTTGTTGTTGCTGTGTTTTGTTCGAACACTAAGTAACGAGAAGTAGAAGCGATATACTTTCTAACAGTCAATAATAATCTTCTTACATTGATTCTATCTAATGCAGATGGTTTATCTTGTAATGTTTTTTGTCCGAATACTACAATACCTTGTCCAGGAAATTGTACGATTGGGTTTACTTTGTTTTCGTATAAAGAATCTTTTTCTGATTGAGTTAATCTATTTTGAACACTTACTGCTCCTAATAAACCACCTCTATTCAAACCTGCCGGAGCGAACCACTCAGCTGCAACTCTATCGTTAGCCGCAAATACTCCAGGTAATAATACTGATGGTGGTACTGCGATTAATTTGTTAGTGTTAACATCAACCGTCTTAACCCAAGGGTAGTAAGTTGCTGCCATATTTGAATCGATAAGTTGTGCTTGTGTGTTTGCTTGTGCGATTGAATCACTAAATGCGTTTGTATCCATAATATAGAAACAATCATTTCTTTGTTCAACCATATCCAAAACATCAGTTGCTACTGAAGTGTGTAATCTTCTTACAACACCTGGAGTTACAACCATATTAATATCGAATTCATCTGCGTTTGATAATGCCGCAATTGCTCTACCATATGCTACCGAACCACTTGCTGTTGAAGTTGCTAAGTTGAAACCTTGTGAGTTACCTGCTACGATATCAGAACCTTTGTAGATAGGAGTTGCTGGATTCATACCATCAAAACCTTCTTGGAATGCTACAACAAATTGTGCTGCCGTTGAACCTACTGATAATGTGCCACCATTTGATGCATCTAAACCAAATACTGAATTAGAACCTACACCTGCTCCTGTTGGAATTGGTTTAGCGTAAAATAAGTTATCAGTATTATTATCTAAATCGATACCACCATATTGAGTTGCTGATGCAGTTATCAATGTTGCTGTTGGTATTTTTGCACCTATTAATGTTGATGCTGAAATAGGTAATGTATAAGCTGCGTGTCCGAAAGGTACTGCCTGTATAGGTGCTCCTTCGTTTAAGTTTGCAATTCTAACATATTTTGAGTTATTTACCCAATCACCTGCTTCAGAAATTT